GAGTTTTTGTTTACAGATACAGAAGCAGCATATTCTGCTGTAGCTGTTTCAGGTCTTGCACCACATTTAATATTAGACCCAGTTCAACAAACATCTATAAAAGGTGCATTAAATAGGAGTGAGTCCTATGCTTTTCTCATTAATAATGATGGCACTATAGCTGTATTTTATTCTATAAGAGGTGATCAAAAAGCAGGTTGGAGTTTATGGAATACACAAGGATTATGGCATAGTATTTGTGCAGTACATGAAAGATTATTTGTTGTGTGTGCAAGAGATGATGGCTCAGGATCAACAAAATTATTTCTTGAAGAGTTCCAAGATGATATGCCAATGGATTTTTGTGATACATTTAGTGGAAGCTCTAGTGTTTTTGGAAGTTTAACTTCACATTTTAGCAATGGTGCAAGTGTAAAAGCTACAAATGGTAATGACTTTCTTGGCACATTTACAGTATCAGGTGGACAAATAGATGCTAGTAATGTTAAAACTGGAATAACACAAGCATTTATTGGTTATGCTTTTACACCTACACTTAAAACATTGCCTATAGATGCAAGTATACAAGGAGGGCCTTTGACTGGAGAGCCAAGACAAATACCTAAAGTTACATTAGATTTATTTGAAACACTTGCTGTAAGTGTAAGTGGGCCAAATACAACATCAACTACAAGAGATTTAGTAATAAGAAATGTTACAGATGATATGTCAGCAGATAGAACTGCAATAACTGGTAAAGAAGAATTTAGATTATTAGGGTATAGTCGTGATCCACGAGTTACAGTATCACAGTCTTTCCCTTTAGATTTACAAATTAATGGAATGATAGTAGAGGTGGCATTTTGATTGAAATAGCATTAGCAATAGGTTCAGCATTAGTAACAGCACAGTCTTATAATCAAGCAGCAAAAGCAGCAAAACGAGAAGGTGCTTTAGCAGCAAGAAGAATAGGAGAACAAGCTAAGTTTGAACAACTAAGAGCATTACAAGATCATAATGCAATTATGGCAAATTTTCAGTCTTATGAAGGATCTAATATTGCCCTTGCAGGTGTAACTGGCAGAGATGAAGGAAGTGATAGATCATTAAAAGCTTTAATAAAAAAAGCAGAAGAAAATACAAGAATAGCAGACAATAGAGCAAGACTACAAAGCATGGCAGAATTATCTAAGTTTTCACAAGAAGCACAAATGGCAGTATTAAGAGCAAACAATAAATCAAAAGCCTATCGTCTACAAGCATTTGCGACAATGCTTAATGCAGGATATAATACAAGTAAAGTTGTTTAAATGGTATTTATTAAAAGCAAACCAACAACATTTAGAAATAGACCAGTTGGTGTAGTGTCATCAAATACTGGTGCAACTGATTTAGCTGTAGCACAAGCTAATTTATTTAATTCAGTTCAAAAGATTGCATGGGAAGAAGCTAAAAATGATGCAATAAAAAAAGATGTTAATACTGCTAAAACATTAGTTATTGAAGATGCAAATGGTAAAATTAGTTATGAACGACCAAGATTTACAGCAGTAGGTTCAGATAAAGCAAATGCTATTTTGAGTCAAAGATATGCTAATGCTATGATTAATAAAAGTAATGAATACTTTAATCAACTTCATGCTGAAAATAAATTAGATAAAAAAACTTTTGATAGTAAAGCACGGAACTATATTTTAGGTTTAGAAAAAACATTTCGTAATAATGGTATGGCTGATTATATACCTGAGTTTAAAGCTAAGATTGTAAATAAACAAGTTCTTCATTCTAATAAAATATTAAATGACACAATTGAAAGAGAAGAAAGAATTGCTGCTGCTAATAAATTAACTAGTGTTGAAAATACTATAGGCACATTAGAAACATTACAATATGATATAGAAAATTTTGAATTTGCCGAAATACCTGATTTAGTTGAAGGTGATATATTACAAAAAAAGAAAGATGATATAGCAGTAAGTCAAAAAAATATTACCGCACAGATCAATGAACTTGTAGCTGATGGACATATTAAAGGTCCAAAAAAATTAGAACTGTTAGCAGATGTCAGACGTAATCTTGCTTTTGGAGTTATCAATAATGCTGTTGATGCTCTAGGTGAAAACTCAGGTGCTATTAAAGGTATAGAACAATTAATACAAAGTAAAAAACCAAGTCAACAATTAGTCAATACTTTAATTGATTCATCAGTCGGAAAGTTAACTTTGCGACAATTACAAAAAATACATGATTTAAGAAAAACATTAAATCTTGATAAAACAGACATAGATTTTATTACTAGAAGAATATCTGATCGTTCAGGTGATGCAAATAAACTAACAAATGGATTATTAAAGACACAGAATATTGCTGCAAGAGGTAGTGCTTATTTGAATGGTACTTCTGGTCTTATCTTAAAAAATACACAAAACAATAGAGATATGCTTGATGCAGGTTTAGCTAAAAATTTAAATATAGATAAATTTGATTTAGAAACATTTTTTACTTTGCCAACAGATAAATATAATCTTATGTTACAAAATTTATCTAATTCTGCATTTTTGCCTAATTCAATACATAATTTATATTCAACAAATAATTTTTTAAATAGACCTCCTTTTGCAAATGCAAGTCCACAACAAAAACAAATTTTTGCACAAAGACATTTAGATACATGGAGAAATATAGCTTATACTCCTGATGGTAAAAGCACACTAACTGGTTATGATGATGTCTATGGTAAAATGAATGTAATAGATCATATAACTAGAGTAAATGGTGGTGATATTCTTAAAGCTTATAATTTGGTAAACACCTTACCTGCAAATCAAGAGCAAGTTAACAATGCTGTTATTACTACAGTTAATGCTTTTGATGATAATGCTAATGTAGAATCTGTCGAAAAAGGTTTAGATTTTGTATTAGAAAAAGCTAATGTTCCTCGACATGCTTGGTCTATGATGCGACCTTATGCAAAAAAACTATTATTTTATAAACAACTTAAAGGCATTGGTGGAGAAAATGTTGACTTTACTTTTGATGGTGTAAAAGAAGTTTTGTTAAATACCTATGAAACAATGTTTGTAGAAGATGATAATGTTATAGATTTATTTCATAGAGATATTGATACAAGAACTATTTATTCACCAAAAAGAAAATATGGTACAAAGTATGGTGATTTTATTGCTTATGTAAACAAAGAACTCTTTGATAATGGTGGTAATGATTTTGGTGGTATTGGTGATGATGTATTTTTATTACCTGATTTCAGAAACTCTCAGTTTGGAGATCAAAGTTTTACACTTGTAAATAGATTTGCAGAGCCTATAAAAGGTAAAGAAGGTAGTACTATAACAATAAATACTATTGAGTTCGATAAAAAAAATGCTATTGATGCCGAAGAACTTAGAAAGCAATCTCTTAATAATGCTTTTAATAATAGACTAATAAAAATAACAAACAGTAAAAAAGATGGTGGTTTATATAAACCAAAGTTTATGCAGTTTCAATATGGTGATATGTTTACACCTATTTCTCCACGAGCAGGTGGATTTGGTTATGATGGTTTTAAAGGTGGTTTTGTAATGCCAAGACAATTTGTAGGTGGCTTTACAGAAAGAATGTTCAATCTTCCTATTGAAACTCAGGTAGAAAAAACTGAGATATCTGAAGTTGATGGTTATGAAATGCTTAATCCTACTAAGTTATCTATTGATAGTAAAAGAGCAGAAGAAGAATTAAAAGACGCAGGATTTACTAACTATGTAAATGGATTAGAAACCAATTATTTAGAAAATAAAATATTAGAAAAAGGTTATGAAAATCCTGCATGGAGAATAATAACTCAACAAACAATAGATAATTTTAGTATAAAAGATAAAGTTATGAACTTATATGAAGAGTTTATGACGCCTGATGTAGCAGTAGAAATACAAGATAATATGATTGATATATCTAAGTATACAGCTAAACATGAAGGTTATCGTACTGGTACATATAGAGATAGAAATACAATAAGTTTAGGATTTGGTTTTAATGCAAGATTTCTGGAAGATGCTGATTATGCAGAGATGCCAATTGAACTCGTGCAACCTTTAAAAGATTTACAATCAAAGCTATTATCAGGTAAGTTTACTAGCAAAGAACTTTTAAAAATGGCTAATGATTTTAAAAGAAATAATATTGGTTTACCTAAAGAAGTTGGTATTAAAATTTATAATAATAAAATCAAAAAGATTTATGATACTTATAATAATGACTATGAAAATTTTTCAAACTTATCAACAGCAAGACAAGCAGCACTTATAGATTTTTCATATCAATATGGACATGAAAGATTAAAGAAAGAGTTTCCTTTATATTTTAAAGCAATAGAAAATGCTATCAATGCAGAGGATATTGATTTAAGAAACTATTATTTCAAATTAGCAGGATTTCATCAAGTTTATAATGAAGGTAAGTTTGGTCCAACAAAGACTCCACTTTATTATCAAACAGCAAGACGAGTAAAAGATAGAGCAGGTAACTTAGGATTTCATATAAGAGATAATGTAGATTTCTTAAATAATGAGTATATGTAATGGAACTAAAATATACTGATAGTATTGTAACTGATTT